TGGCTGGTTATCCATCCACCACACGGTGGCTGATTATCCAACCGCTTCCGATGCGGAGTGTCATTGCCGCTTAGACAGGGGCATTCAATGACCAGTTGAATGCAACTCTTAAGGTCGTTACGCGGGATGGAGCGATAGAAATGCTTATCGCGTCAATTAAAATGTGGCGTCCATAGGGTTGGCCACCAACTCCGATTGGATGGCGGCGTATGAGCGGTAACCCTTAATTGTCTCAATCCGATGAGGCGCGATGATCGTCTCCCGCGCTATCATGCCACGGTAAGTGTACGGACCTGGGAATGAGCCGGTCATTAGGACATAGAAATCAACGCCATCGGTTTTCGGGCCTTTGCGCGCATCGACTAGTAGCTTTCCAGTCTCGTACTTGGTTGTTTTGACATCGATGCGATATCCTGGCGCTGGCGGGATTGTCGCGTCGTAGAGCGGATGCGGAGGTTCACGGTCGGTATCTAGATCAGGATACACGTTGAACAACTTGCAGAACGCTATCTCGCCGCATATACCCTCCAAATCCACGGTCGCAGAATCCTGCGCGCTGATCTTCAGGTTGGTAATGTTGAAATGACGATTATTGCCGTTGCGATTCTTGGCGATGAAGTGGGCCAACTTCCTCTCAGCGGTTGTTAAAGATACAGTTTGACCGATTTTGATTTTGTTTATCATGGTCAAAAAGGTGGAAAATTTTTGAGGGGGGTATCGTAAACGAAGCCCACCCGCAAAGGGGGTGCCAGGTCCTACGTCAACAATCGTGCCAACCCCTAGGAAAACAATCCTTTTCTGTCATAAGCAAAACTTATGCTGATCATAAGTTCCCCTGCGTTGCACATTACCTGTTATATTTACTTTAAACCGAGCTGCTGTCCGAGCTGCGCGACTCATTCACGTTGACCTCAACCGAGCTTCGATCCGGCATCTGACCCAACAGATTGATGGACACACTCGCTTGTTCCCCTTGTTCGCTCCAGCCAAACACAAGCGCCGATCGCTTCGCCACGCTGCCCAGAATAGTCTCACGCACGCTTTCATCTTTGATGCCGTCCAAGTCGTAAGATTCGATGCGCTCGAGCGTGCTAGCGGCATCAGCTGCCAGTTTCGAACGGACTAAAGCCGAGAGCGCTTCTAAGCTCTTTTCTGTCTTTACAGAAATTTCTGTAAGAGAAATCGATTTCGCTTCCCGCCTCAATTTCGTCAGCCCTTCTCTCTCTGCCCGTTTCTGTAAAGTCGCTTTCTTCGCCCCCAGTTTGTCCGCAATAGTTCCCCAGTCGCTTCCCGTCAGGTATAGGCCGCGCGCCGTTTTCCACTGGTCATCTGTCAATTTCATCTGTCGGGAACGTACAGACGGCCTGACGGACCGACAAGCGCGCTGACGACAGGCTGACGACAAGCGCGTTTTCCCCAGTAAATCCGCCCCTTTCGCCCCTCTCTCAAAATATTTCAAGAAAAGTTTTGACTCCCCACCACGTCCACTCTAGTCTGTCCGCAGCAATGAAATCCGCGCTCCGCAAACTCTCTTCCTTCCTAGCCCTTTGCATTACCTACGCTGTCCTAGGTTACGCCTTTTACTTCCTTTTCTTCGCCTCTCAATTCTAACCCTCAATCCAATCACCAATGAAATCCCTCCTATCCATCGACACCAACGCAAAGACCGTCAAAGGCCAGAAGCGTGGCTTCCTGACCGGTATTCTCTATCTTGCACCTGACCGCATTTCCGGGCTTTTCAACGCATGTCCCAATGCATCCAATGGATGCCGAAACCTTTGCCTATACTACGCCGGTCGTGGCGCGTTTAACTCCGTTCAGCAAGCGCGTACATCAAAGACAATTTTCTACGTCAAAGACCGCGAAACCTTCCTTGCAACGCTGAAAGAAAACGTCACGTCGGTCATCCGTAAGGCCAAGGCCAAGAAAATGACCCCGGTCATCCGATTAAACGGGACATCCGATATCGGATGGGAACGCTACACGGTCATCCAAGCGTTCAAGAAAACCCGTTTCTACGATTACACGAAGAGCTTTGCACGCATGATGGCCTTCCTAGACGGAAAGCTCCCGTCCAATTATTCCCTGACCTTTTCACGCTCCGAAGCCAACGAAAGCCAATGCCTCGAGGTTTTGAAGCGTGGCGGCAACGTGGCGGTCGTTTTCCGAAAGTCTTTGCCGACGCATTGGAACGGATATCCGGTCATTAATGGCGACGAAAACGACCTCCGATTCTTAGATCCGAAGGGTGTCGTCGTCGGCCTGACCGCGAAAGGTAAAGCAAAGACCGACACGACGGGCTTTGTCGTGGGTTAAAGCAACGTGTCAGCCTATGCGAAAGCGTAGGTTGCAACGTGTCTTTAGTCTCAATCAAAACTCAATCCATCAAATCCAATGATCAACCGATATCCTGGCCAATGTGTCCAATGTCATGAATACGTGCCTTCAGGCCTTGGCACCGTCACCAAACGCAATCGCGCATGGCGCATAGACTGCAACGCTTGCACCGGCCGCGTCGCGCAAAGCACCGACCTAGTCTGCGTCAAACTCTCATCCGGCTGGACAGGCACGCGCAATGCACGCGGACGCTGCGAGGACGCGCCATGCTGCGGGTGCTGCTCTTTCTAAAATTCCACACCTATTCAATCCATGAAACTTGTCGAATTCCTGCGCATGCGCGCCTTTGAAGATCCTTTCGTCCTGGCCAATGAGCGTTGGCAATTCGTTACGGTCCGCAGACCGGACGGAGCCGAAGACATTGGCGTCTACCGCTTCGCGACGGATTTGTGTTACGACTACGCAGACTTCCGCGCGCTGTTCAACCTCCAATAAATCATCCAATCAAATGAAAACCGTTGACGATAGAAACGAAGAGCAAAAGAAAACGCACCTTTGGGCAATTGTCGCCAAGGACCGCGCAATGTCCTATTGGGGCGGCGCGCAAGGCGGTGTCTCGCGCTGCGCGTGGGCTGTTCCATTCGCAGATTTGGACAAGGTAGACAGATGGGTACGCGCGCGCAGCGACATGTCCCATGTGCGGCCGGTTGCGCTGTCAAATTACCGCGCGCCAAAAGGAACGGCCCATCTTCACATTTACACGGTAGACGGAAACCATCCCGCGCTGAAAGCCTGACCCATCCTCCGCGCGCCATGCCGCAAGCGTGACGCGAAAGGGTAGGCCAATCTATCCGCAACAAATCAAAAGCATGAAAACAATCCATCAAATCATCCGCGAAATCCAATGTTTCGACCCTGCAATCCGCGCATTTGACGCGCACGACCTGCCGCAATCCGTCCGCGCGTACCTGCACCATAACTACCGCATGGACGCGCGCCTGACGGACGATGAGCAGCAACTTGTCGAAACCTCATTCGAACATTTCGCGGACAATCTGCGCGAAACTTTTCAGGACGACCCAAGGCCTGACGCAACTCGGTTTTACTTGTTCGACGACGGCTCCCTTTACGTCAGAACCAATGCCGGACCGGAATTGTGGGCCGACGCGCAGGTGTTTGTAGTGGAACGCATTCTCCCCAACATGCGCCTTTCGCGCCTGGAGGCTGATTTGATGCGCGAAATCGGCATGGACGAGCAAGTCAGCGAGGTCCGAAACGACTTTTTCTCCTCCTTCGCGCATATCCTGCACCGCGATTGCGGAATTCCGCATTGCGACGCGCGCGAGCATTGGAACGCCTGGAGCCGTCAAGCCCCCGATTCGCTGACGGAGAAACTAGAACTTGGCGGCTCAGAATCAGGCCGCGCGGAGGGCATTCGTTTCGCGTCGGAATACACCGTCAACGCCTGAACCCATGAAAACCCATACCCCCGGACCTTTTCCGCTCAAAATCACGCAAGCTGACGACTTTTTCGTCATCATCACGAATCAGGGCAACCACTACGCGAAGACTTTCGACCCTACCGCCGCCCATTTAATCGCCGCCGCGCCTGACTTACTCTCCGCCCTCGAACGCCTAGTTCACCCAATGGCCGACGACGACGATTTAGACTACGCGCGCGAGGTAATCGCCAAGGCGAGGGGTTTGGCCGTCAAATCCAACGAATAAACCTCTATCGCGCATCAAATCATGCATCCATTGCTTCTCTCGGCCCTCATTCAGGTCGAATCCAACGGAAACGATCAGGCCAAAGGCCGTCACGGCGAGCTTGGCGCGCTTCAAATCAAATCGATCATGGTGCGCGACGTGAATCGAATCATGGGAACGCACTACGCGCACCAACAGGTAACCAACCGCGCCGTCTCAATCTTCATCGCGGAAAGCTATTTTGCGCACTACGGCAAACATTTGAGCGACGAAAGTCTCGCAAGACTCTGGCAAGGTGGGCCAAAAGCCCTTAAAAGATCATCATCACGCGCGTATGGCCGCCGGGTCATGCGCGAACTGGAAATGCAACTCGCAGGTATAAATAAAACTCGACAGTA